TCCAAGCCAAGCAGTTGGCCTTTGCAGAAGCATTGAGCAAACTTACTGGGGTCAAACAAGTATAAATAACATTATGCCGTTAAAAAAATCAACCAGCAAAAAAGCATTCACAGAGAATGTCAAAAAAGAAATCGCCGCAGGTAAGCCTCCTAAACAGGCCGTGGCAATCGCATACTCTACTAAGAGAGCGGCAGCAAGCAAAAAAGGAAAAATGAAATGAAGCATAATAGCATTACACAAAGCGATATGAACTTAGATTTTAACGGCATGGCAGGTAATGGCGTTAATCGTGGTCCAATGAAATATTGCGGCAACCAACACAGTGGTATGCAAAACCCAAACAAAACAATCACAGGTAAACGTGGTCCTACAGTAGGCAACAAAAGCGATGACGATAGTTCATATCCAGATGCCAGAGTAACTCCAAAGTTTACTCCAGGTAAAGACATGTTCCCTGGTTCAGCTAATCCACAAGTACGTGAAAGCGGTGGTGGACGTTTCCCAGGTACAAGACCTTTTGATCCACAAGCAGGTCAAAACTACCGAGGTAACGCAGACAAGATCAACATGGGTCGCGGCCCAACTAAAGGAAATCAAGTATGACATTACCAGCATTTCAAGTCACAGGCCTAACACACAAAGTCACTGCCACAAGTTCCAGCAGTGAAATCAATATCACTACTGGCGAAGCCAGTGTTGGATTTAATGGACAACCTGGACCATACTACTTAAAGATTACCAATGGCAGTGCCAGTGATAATGTTTATTTCAAAACAGGCACAACCAGCCAAACAGCAGTTATACCCACAGGTGAAGGTGCTAGTGCTGGCAGTTGTTCTATTCCAGCATACGGTGAAGTTATTGTTCAAGTAGCAGGCACAGGTGCTCCAGCTACAACAATTTATGTTGCTTGTATAGCGGCAAATTCAAGTCCAGTGTTTATCACTCCGGTATTATTAGCATAAGGAAAACAAAATGAGAATATCTACATCAAACCCACAGAGTAAAGAGATCAACCAAAAGCGTGGTCCTACTACTGGTAACATGGACATGGGCGGCAAGCGTTCAACGTTTATGAAAGACAAAGCCAGCTCAGGCAATGAAAAGTCTGCGCTAGCCGATATGGTAACTAATGCAGTTGCTCGTCGTGGCGAAGGCATGAAGAGCTTCCGTGATCCAGCTGTTGAAGGCCTAAGTGCTGACACTAATGTTGGCGCAAAGAAAAACTCAACTGCTGATGGCAGTAAGTTGCCCAGCAAATATAAAGCACCTAAGAAGTAAATAAACAGCGAGGCAATAGTCTCGCTGTAATCTATAGAATAGTAAAGGAATAGATATGACTAAGAAAACAGCCACGCCCACAGATGTGGCCAGCCCATGGGAAGATGACGCCCCGACAGCGCAAGAAATAATTGAAGTAGCCGAACAGGTTGCTGGTATTGCGCCAAAATCCACAAGCAACGCAGAATACGACATGGAGGGTCTAATGACCGACTTTCCCACGGCCAAAGAACTTGAGAGATTTGTATTTGATGAAACGGGGATTGTCTTAAACCTAAAAGGTCGTGCCAACAAATTAAAATATCAGGTTGCCATGGACGCACTTAATGGTGTAGAGATTGATCCAAAGTTTGTCGGTGATAATAATCCATACATTGACCGAGCAGACATGGTACCTGAAGAACCATTCCCAGAAATCCCCCCACGTGATCCAAGCTTGCCACCAGAAAGCGAATTGCAAAATTATTTCTTCAGTCCTTTTGTGCCACATCCAGATCCAGATTACAGAGCATTGGGTAAGAAATGTCACTGCACATTCCGTAAGTACAATGATGGCACAATCAGTTACGAAATTAATGGTCCATGGGAAAAGAAAGAACATGGCACAAAGATTGACAAGTATGGCCGTGAGCGTCCTGAAATTATCAAATGGATTGGTGCTTGCACAGGCGAACAAACAGTTCAACGTGAAGACGGCACATTAACTCCAGTGGGTCGTAGACTGCGTACAATGATGCAGGCACAGCGTATCAATGCTGGCAATATTTGGGACACATTCGTAGACCGTGACTTTGGACAATTCAACAGCGAAGCTATCGTTGATCCATGGGGCACTGACATTAGAGGCGGTTAATATGACAGACCATACAATGAGAGACTCACAGATCCATCAAGCACAGCAAGAGCGTATGACTCGTGACACATTGATCCTGCAAAAGATTAATGCTACACATAGAATTGCTTTTGCTGAAAAGTTTCCTAATCAAGTTGAACACATCCTACGTTTGTTAACAGAACGTTTACAAAGCGGCCTAGACAAACGTGATGGCGTTGAACTTGATAATCCGGATACTTGGAAAATGGATTGCCGAGAACTAGCTGACTTATCTATAGCTATCGCTAACATATACAGTGTAAGAGAGAAACTAAAAGATGTTCAACCTAACACATGATGAATCAAGTGCATTAGATGTAGGTGGAATCTGGACAGGTCCTGATGAATTTGAACTCTCATTTAGATTCAATCATGACGATAAGCCAGATTTCTTAGTACATCTAAGACTAGACCATGAAGAACTTAAACGTTTAACTGATTATCTGCAATTTAAACTAGCACAAATAAGGTTACATTAATGCTGGGCAATGAAATATTAATGGCCAGAGCATTAAAGTGGGCAGTGGACAAGTATGATCTGCCCTTGGACGCACTGGCCAATTTAAACGGCGATCTAAAAACTGAATTAATGGAATTAAGCATTGCCGTCGCTGATGACATGAAGTACAATCAGCTCAAATATTTTAGACCTTTTGATCATCAACGGAATTTCTTTAAGACCGGAGTCAGTGAACGTCGTGGAATACTTGCCGCTAACCGAATTGGTAAAACTGTAAGCACCTGCTATGAAACTGCCATGCACTTAACTGGACAATATCCAGATTGGTGGGAAGGACATAGATTCAATCAACCTATTACCTGTATGGTAGCAGGTGAAGGTTGGAGTCAGGTAGCATTGGTATTACAAAATGAATTACTAGGAACACAGGATGTTAAGATTACAGAAAATTTGGGCACTGGTGCTATCCCCCGTGATTGTATTATTGTTGATACTATGCGTAATGATGGTGCTAATAACATTGGCTGCGAGATCCGTCATGTCAATGGTAGTAACAGCTATTTACTATTTGCTAACTACACACAGGAAGTTAGGCAACTACAAGGTTTCAAACTTAATTTGGCAGTTTTTGACGAGCAGCCACCGGATGACTTTTTCAGTGAAATCGTTACGCGAACTGCTACAACTCAAGGTAAAGTGCTTTGTTCATTTACTCCGCTAAAAGGTCTTAATGGCCTAGTAAGTAAATTTTGGAACAAAGAACAAGGCTACGAATTTATTCGTGTGTCATGGGATGACGTTCCGGAATATGATCCATGGGGCTTACCATTCTTGCTCTATGAAACACGACGTCAATTAGAACGAGATTACTTGCCACATGAACGTGAAGCACGTATTGCTGGTAAGCCTGTTATGGGTAAAGGTGCAGTATTCCAAATTGGCAACTGGCCTACGTATAAAACAGGAGACATTGACTTTTTACGCATGCCACGCATACAACGAGTTATTGCCTTAGACTTGGGTTTGGTCAACGACAAAACTGTTATATCATTAATGTATTGGGAACCACATGAAAAGACTGCTTACTTACATAGACAAATTGTTGTGCAGGGCATTGAAGAAGCTGTGCCTACTCAGTATATCAATCATTTACTTCGTCCTGAAGTGTTTGGTTGTCCTATCGCTTTACCTGCTGACGCTAGCACTGCTGGCAGATACACTATGAGTGCCAACAGCATACGTGAACTATTTGAACAATACGAACTTAACGTCATAGAAAAACCAATTATGAACCCGCCGGACAGTCAAGGGCGTGTGACTAATCACAAAGCATATGGTATCAACCAAATGCGACAAATGTTGGAAGTTGGATCATTGATGATCAATGAAAACTGCACACAATTCTTGAGCGAAGCAGGTAACTACTATGTAGATGAACGAGGTAGATTTAGTGATCCGGATGACTGCATTGATAGTGCTAGGTATGCTCTACTAGCATGCCTGCAGGGTCTAGCAGAACCTTGGGACAACAAAACACCACAACAACGTATGGCTGCACAGCGAGACAGATACGTAACAAGAGAATATACGAATAGACCAGCATGGAAACAAACGTTTTCACCAGAATAAGGACAAGCAATGAGACACGGACAATTTATGGTATATGGCGGCAAGGCTGATCCATATATAATTAACAAAGATGATTATAAAGTAGCAGTCACTAAGACTTGGGTACCCAGCACACTACAGTGGCACATTAAGTTTACCAGTACAACAGAACATGAACACAACTTTGAGCTGTTTCTTAATTCAAAAGAATTAGAACATTTGAGGAGAATACTTTAATGTTCATCTGTGCCATAGAACAAAACACAATGATATTGTGTGAACGACACGCTAAAGCATTTGAAGCGGCTGCATTAGTAGCCAATACACCCCATACTATCTATGAAATGGAAGATGAAGACGCAGTAGATGCTCGTTGTCATGCCTGTGATCTACAAGACGAATTAACCCGCCCTAGGATTATTTTACCCGATTAAAAAAACGCTAAATAATAGATATACTAAAGGTAATTCGCCCATATGTTAGACATAAAAAATATTCCGCTATTGGACATCAATAGAAACAAAAAAATCAACGCCAACTTTGTGCGTATGAAAAGTATGATGGACACTAAGATGGCCAGCTACTTGCGCTATCTAGGTACAAAGAACGCTGTTAACAGATCAGTGGATTATCACTATTTGTGTCTAGCAGTTACAGATTCAACAGCACCAGTCAACGGCATTGACTACATTCACCCAACAGTTAAACCCATTGTTGATTATGCCACAGCAGTTATTGCCAAAGGACTTATGCCCAATGGTGAAATTAACTTTGAATTCGTAGCCGACGGTGAATGGGACGATGATGCCGCTAGACAAGCAACTACCATGGTTGCTAAAGTTGTTAACCAAATGAATGATCCGCACTTTATTCTAGAGCGTTGGGTCATGGATGCATGTATGCACAAAAATGGTATGATGATGATCAAACCGGTGCGTGAACAAATTACTCGTTATGTAGAAACAGAAGGCACCAATGATCAACTAAAAGCCTTTGAACTACAGGCCGCAGAATCCGGATTAACAGCACTGCGTCAAAGCAAGCGTCAAACAACTGTTAACATGCAGGCCGCCATGGCAGAGATACAACAACTCATGGGCGAAAACAGCCAACAATTTTCCGGCGAAATGTTAGATCAACACATTGCCAATTTACGCGAAGCGCCAGAAGAAACTACACCTGAAACAATGATGGCTGATCAAGCTGAAATGATGTCTGCTAACCTAGACACACAAGAAGAAATGATCAATGAAGCTATCAAGCGTAACACAATTTATAAAGCCAAGTACAAGTTAACTGGCTACATGATCAACATCAAGTTTCATCCTATTGCACAACACTACTGGGTCTGTGATCCAACAGTACCAGAGATGAAGGATCAACCATTCTGCGGGTATTATGACCCCATGACCATACAAGAAGCACAAGAATTATATCCAGACATTGACCTAGAACTATTTGCTGAACACGCAGAATACAACCAAAGCGGTGCTTATCAAGCAGGCTCAGTGTTAAACAACTTGGCTATTCACGCACGTGACTCTGTGCCTATCATGGGTATTCCAGTTAGTAGTGCAGCCAGTGCAGATCCATACAGCCGTCAAGTCAGCATTGTCACAGTGTGGAACAGATATGACATTGATGGTGATGGTGAATTAGAATTAATTGAAGTTATCTATTCAGGTAGCTATATTATCTCTGCACGTGAAGTAGAATTTATTCCTGTGGCTAATATGGTACCAAAACCACTACCAGGCAACTTCTATGGTATGAGTATCGGTGAAAGTGTTGTGCCTATGCAGGAATATTCAACATCAGCGGCTCGTGCAGAAATACAATTAGGTCTACTAACAGCTACACCACGTATTGGTGTCAAGCCAGATAGACTAGACTTTGAAATGTTGCAGGACGGCGAATCAGCTATCTTTATTTTGGATTCAAAATTTAATCCAGCCACGGACATTTACCAAATTCCTCCTCCAAGTGGCAACCTTGCTTTCTTGGAACAAAGTATGACTCGTATTCAACAGGATACAATGGCCATGGTTGGTATGACTACTCCTCAGGACGTATTCAATCCAGAAGTCATGGCCGCAGGCAACAGTGGTGTTAAACTACAACTTGCACTAAGTCCTAACCAAATTATTCAAGATAACACAGTACGCAACAGCGCAGAAGGTCTTAAAGAAGCACTATACTTGATATGGCGCACGTTAATTCAATATGGCGACGACTATGGTGTTAAGAAACTTGCCGCTGATTCTAGTCCGGATAAGCGACCAGAATTTATGGATTACCAATCATGGGACAATATGAACTTCTGTGACCGTAAACAGATTCAATTAGAACTAGCTGTAGGTATGATGAGCGAAGAAAACTCATTAAACAGACTACAGATTATACAAAAAGCACAAACAGGTTTATTGCAAAGTGTACAAGGTATGGTCCAACAAGGTATCATGACACCAGAGATGTACAAGAAAGTTAAAAAGCCCTATGCAGATACATTGTACACATTAGGTGTCAAAGACTGCGATGCTTACTTACCTAGTGATGAAGAAGTAATGAAGATGATTCAACAATCACAAGAAAGCCAAGCTGGCAAAGGCCCAAGTCCACAGGACAAGAAGTATTTGGCTGACGCTGAACTTGCACAGGTCAAAGCACAGCAAATTGCCGCAGAAGTTGCTGGCACTGACGCTGAAAGTCAAATGGACTTTATGGCCTTGGCCATGGGCGACCCAAAGGTGTATAGTTAAACACTAAATAACATTATAGAATAGTATATGATAGAAAACGACACAATTGATTTTTATAACAGCAGACTAACAGTTGACATTAGTCAACCCAGTAAACTAACACCAAGCCAAAGGGATCGTGTTATAAATTATGGCAGTACTGCTGAAAACTTATTGAAGAACAAAGATTTAGCTATGTTTGTTCATCATTTTAAATTTAGTCTGGCGGATGAATTAGTTTCCATTCGTAGTCATACACCAGACGACAACGCTCGCAGAATTGCTCTAAGCAATGAACTTGCGGGCATTGACAATTTTGTGAACAGCCTAAAGAGGGCTGTTTACTTAAAAAACCGTATCGGTAACACTCAAGAAGTGCCCAATACTTAAAAGGAAATATAAATGGAAACAACGATCAGCCCTAACCAGCCACAAGCGCCGGCGGCCACTGAACAAAGCGCAGTCCCAAGTTTGGATCAAGTTATTGCAGATAAAATGACCGCTATGAGAACACAAGCTCAGCGTAATCAAACTCTTAACCCAAATCAAACTGCAACAGGAGTAGATGAATCGGCAGATACATCCGCCTCTGTGGCACCCGACAAGGAAGCCGAAGTTGGTGATACCGACACTGAAGAATATTACAGCGACGATCAAGAAGCAGCCGCCCCTGAAGAGGTAAGCACTGACAGTACTGATTCTACAGCAGAAGAACTAATTGACTTTGTTGAGTTTGCAGAAACAAACCCAAATGCCAAATTCAAATTTATGAAGAATGGCAAAGAAATTGTTATTGATGCTAAGAAGGCCGCTAGTATTTTAGGTCAAGGGTCAGCAATACACGAAGAAGCAAGACAGTTGAAAGTGGAGCGAGCAGAATTTGATGAATACATCAATGAAGCTAGACAACGCCAAGATGGTCTTACTCTTGCCATGGAATTCACAGTTCAGCCTAGGTTGCAGAAAGCGTATAATGAAATAGTCAAAGTACAAGGCTATCAAAATACATTTCAACAGCAGTTGGCAAGAACACAAGATCCAGTTGAAGTCGCAAGAATACAAGCGAATATGGCTCAAAATGAACAGTATATAAGGCAGCAACAAAAGCAGATCAGCAAGATACAGCCTGCCATAGAACAGTTTAGACAGATCCGTAAAGAGCAAGTCAGCGAAGCACTGATACAGAGTCGTAAGTCATTTACCGATAAGGAATTGAAAAACGAATATGTATATAATGAGCTACGTGAAAAGATTGAAAAAGTCTATCCTCACGCTAAACGAGAAATTGTACCGGGAGTTCCAAACATTGACCTTATCAGCAGTGATGAGACATTGTTAGGTTTAATTAGAGATGGTTTGAAATATAGAGACAAACCCACTACTAAATCAGCAGGAGCAAGCATGGCAGTATTGACTAACCGTAAAGGTAGTAGCAATACCAACAAAGGTCCCAACGACAATATTGATAAACTTCGTGAACAAGCCAAGTCCGGTGATAAGAAAGCCGGAGACAACCTCTTAATGGCTCAGCTTCAAAGATTGAAGTCGGGCAGAGGTGGTAGATAAT